CAACACATGTATATGAGAGTTGCTCTATGGGTTACAAATACATTTGAAGAGGCGGTAGATTATTATAAATCATTATCTAATCAACTTATTTCACCTGCAACACCAATCATGATTAACGCTGGTACTAAAGTACCTCAGTTAGCTTCATGTGTATTACATTACAACAATTCAGATTCACGTAATGGTTTACTACAGACTTTAAATGATATTTCAACATACTCTTCAGATGCTGCAGGTATTGGATTATCAATGTCTAACATTAGAAGTAAAGAAAGTAGAATTAACTCATCAGGTGGATTCGCTGGTGGTTTATTGAAGTACTTAAAGATTGTTAACGAATCATTAAGGTTCTTTAACCAACAAGGTAGAAGACCTGGTAGTGCTGCAATTTATCTTGAACCATGGCACAAAGATATCATGGACTTACTTGAAATTAAAAAGAACACAGGTGCTGAAGAGTTAAGAGCAAGAGATTTATTCACGGCTCTATGGATACCTGATAACTTTATGAGAGCGGTTAAAGAAAGTGGTGATTGGTACCTATTCTGTCCTAACGACATCTTGAAAGCGGGTATTAAACCACTTCAAGAATGTTATGGTGATGAGTATGAATCAAACTACAACAAAGCAGTTGAAATGGGTCTTGGTAAAAAAATCAAAGCTCAAGATGTTTGGACTAAAATTGTTGAATCACAAATTGAATCAGGTGTTCCTTATTTATGTTCTAAAGACAATGCAAATAAGAAAACTAACCACCAAAACATTGGGGTGATTAAACAATCAAACCTATGTAACGAGATTTACCAATACACAGATGAAGAAACTACAGCAATCTGTACATTATCTTCAATGGTGTTAAAGAACTTCATTAAAGACGGTAAATTTGATTACAAATTGTTAATTGATGAAACAAGAAAAGTTGTTAGAGCGTTGAATAATGTTGTAGACAAAAATAACTACTCAACCGAAAAAGGATTGAAAGGTGGTTTAGAACAAAGAGCAATTGCAATTGGAACACAAGGTTTAGCTGACGTATTCTATTTAATGGACTACATATTCACTTCTGAAGAAGCAAGAACATTGAATAAAAATATTTTTGAAGCAATCTATTTCGCGGCTATTACTGAAAGTATGGAGTTGTGTAAATCAGGTGGTAGAGAACCATACAAACATTTCAAAGGTTCACCAATGTCAAAAGGTATTTTCCAATTTGATATGTGGGGATTAAATGAGTCTGACTTATTCTTGGATTGGGCATCTTTAAAAGAGGATGTTAAACAATATGGGGTATGTAACTCATTGTTCACAGCACAAATGCCTGTGGCATCATCTGCTAAGATTACAGGTTCATTTGAAATGACCGAACCAGCACACTCAGCTTTATTTAATAGAAGAGTTGTTGGTGGTGAGATTATGATTGTTAACAAGTATTTGATTAACGATTTTGAAAAACTTGGTATTTGGAGTGAAGATTTGAAAAACGAAATCATCATGAACGAAGGGTCAATTCAAAACATTAACTTTAATAATCACCTTGACCCTGAAGATAAAAACTACACTAAGAAAGTTAAAAGAACTGAACATTTAATCTCTAAGTACAAAACAATTTGGGAGATTTCACAAAGAGCACTTATTGATATGGCGGCAGATAGAGCACCATTCATTGACCAATCACAATCAATGAACATCTATATGGCAAATCCAACATTATCAAAGATTACTTCTTCACATTTCCATTCATGGGAAAAAGGATTAAAAACTTTATGTTATTATGTAAGAACTAAAGCAATTTCAACAGGAGCAAAACACTTGGCGGTTGACGTTTCAAAAATACAACAACCAAGAGCTAAAGTTGAAATACCAAAAGTTGAAATAACAAAATTAACAAACAAACCTGAGGATAGTCCTTTTGAATGTTTTGGATGTAGTTCATAATTTTAAAATCCCGATACAATCGGGATTTTTCATTTTTAAGCTATTTAAAGAAAAATAGATAGTATTATATTTATAGGTATGGCAAATGGTATAACATATGGTTTAAATTTTCCTTTTAGAGATTCTAGACGAGGGGATTATTTAGAATTAACAGAACTTCAATCACAAGAAATTAAGGCTGACTTAATTCATTTGTTATTGACCAGAAAAGGTTCAAGATATTTTTTACCACAATTTGGTACAAGATTATATGAATTTCTTTTTGAACCGTTTGATGGATTAACATTTAATGCCATTGAATCCGATATTAGAGATGCAATTGAAAATTTTATGCCAAATTTATTAGTTAATAATTTGAGTATTACACCAGCCGACCCACAAGAAGAAGTTGATATTGCTACAGGGCAAAACTCAGTTGGAACTAGCGAATCGTCAGTATATAGATTTCCTGGTAAAGGAACTTCAGAATATACTGCAAAAATAAGAATAGATTATTCAACCAATGGTTCTACTTTTGGTCAGAGTGATTTTGTGATTATCAATATTTAAATAAGATGGCAAATAACAGAATATCATACACTAGTAGAGATTATCAATCAATAAGAACTGAACTCTTAAACTACGCTAAAACATATTACCCTGATTTGATTCAGGACTTTAATGATGCCTCGGTATTCTCGGTATTCATTGATTTAAATGCCGCTATTGCTGATAACTTACACTATAATATAGATAGAAGTATTCAAGAAACGGTATTACAATATGCACAACAAAGGTCTTCAATTTATAACATTGCAAGAACATATGGGTTGAAATTGCCAGGTCAGAGACCATCCGTATCATTAGTTGACTTTTCAATTACGGTTCCTGCTTTTGGTGATAAAGAAGATGAAAGATATCTTGGTATTTTGTCAAGAGGTTCTCAAGTAGTTGGAGCTGGTATTGTATTTGAAAATGTTTACGATATTGATTTTGCATCACCATACAACGCTCAAGGATTTCCTAATAGATTAAAAATACCAAATTTTAATGCAAACAATATATTAATTAATTATACAATCACTAAAAGAGAACTTGTTGTTAATGGTATTACTAAAGTTTTCAAAAGAGTAATTGGTGCAAATGACGTTAAACCTTTTTTTGAATTATTTTTACCTGAAAAAAATGTATTAGGTATTACAAGTGTGTTATTAAAAAATGGTACAAACTATACAAACGTACCTACAACTTCAGAATTTTTAGGTGTAGATAATAGATGGTATGAAGTTGACGCGTTAGCCGAGGATAGAGTCTTTGTTGAAGACCCTACAAAAGTTTCAGACCAACCAGGTATTAAAGTAGGTAGATATATTCAAACACAAAATAGATTTATTACTGAATACACACCTGAAGGTTTCAAAAAAATGACATTTGGTGGCGGTACAAATACCGCACAAGACCAATTAAATGAATTTACAACTTTAGGTGCAACTTTAGACCTACAGAGGTATTCAAATAACCTTTCATTAGGTGCGACGTTAACACCAAACTCAACTTTATTTATTCAATACAGAGTTGGTGGTGGATTGGCGACAAATTTAGGTACAAACGTAATTAACCAACTTGGTACGGTTTCATTCTTTGTTAACGGACCATCTGAGACTACAAACTCTGCGGTGGTTAATTCATTAAGATGTGTTAACGTAACAGCCGCTGTTGGTGGTGCGGGGATTCCTTCATTAGAAGAAATTAGAAATTATGTATCATTTAACTTTGCGGCTCAAAAAAGAGCGGTTACTGTTCAGGATTATGATTCGTTAATTAGAAATATGCCAGCTCAATTTGGAGCACCTGCAAAAGTATCAATTACAGAAAATGATAATAAAATTTTAATTCAAATATTATCTTACGATACTTCAGGTAAATTAACTAATATTGTTTCAAATACCTTGAGACAAAATATTGCAAATTATTTATCAAACTATAGAATGATGAATGATTATATTTCAATATTCAGTGCTGAAGTAATTGACTTAAGTTTAGATGTATCAATTGTATTAGATTCTGCTCAAAACTCAGGTCAAGTAATTTCAAGTGTTGTTGATAAAATATCAGCATACTTTAACCCTCAAACAAGACAATTAGGTCAAAATGTATATCTGTCTGAAATTAGAAGTTTAATACAAAATACTAACGGAGTTTTAACTGTTGCTGGTATTGATGTATTCAATGAAGTTGGAGGACAGTATTCTTCAGCTGAGACATCAATGACTTATGCTAATGAAGAAACGAAATTGATTTTACCTGTTGATGACACAATATTTGCTCAACCGTCACAAGTTTATCAAATTAGATACCCTAATAAGGACATTAGAATTTCGGTTAAAAACTTCCAATCAGTAACTTTTTCATAACAAGTTTATTTTATTTTTCTTTAGTTTATTATTTAGTGGTGTGGACGACTTTAAAAATTCCACATAAACTATTTATAAATTAAAGTAACTTAATGGGTCAATCATATAGAATAAGAACGGAGTTAGGTATTAATAAAACAATAAACATTCAATTAGACCAAGAGTTTGAATTTTTAGAAATTTTATCAATAAAATTACAACAAGAAGATGTCTACACAAAAAGTTGTGCAGAATACGGGGTTGTTGTAGGTAGAGTGACTGCAAATAACGGTTTTGGTCTTCCAAATGCAAGAGTATCAATTTTTATTCCTATAGAATCTATAGATGAATCAAATCCATTAATATCAAGTATATACCCTTATAAATCACCTAACGATAGAAATGAGGATGGTTATAGATATAACTTACTTCCTTACCAAAAATCATATTCTACTCACGCCGCCACAGGTACATTACCAACAAGATTAGACTCTTTAACTGGTAATACCGCGATTGAAATATACGACAAGTATTATAAGTTTACATCAAAAACAAATGAAAGTGGTGACTACATGATAATGGGTGTACCACAAGGTCAACACACCTTAGTTATGGATGTTGATTTATCTGACATAGGTGAATTCTCATTAACACCTCAAGATTTGATTAGAATGGGTCTTGCTAGTGAGGCTCAAGTTGCGGGTAATAGATTTAGAACCTCAACTGATTTAAACTCATTACCACAAATCATTAATATTGTTAAAGATTTAGAAGTATCGCCACTTTGGGGTGACCCTGAACTATGTGATATTGCCATCAACCGAGTTGATTTTGATTTGAGAGATGACGCCAATATTGATATTCAACCTACTGCAACATTTATGGGTTCTATTTTTAGTAGTCCTGATAAAATGAGGGTTAGAAAAAATAGTAAACCTAAAGATAACTTAGGTAATTTATGTGATTTGGTTGCAGGACCTGGACAAATATTAGCGATAAGACAAACTGTTAACCAAGATGAGGACGGTAATCCTGTTTTAGAACAATATCAATTAGAACAATCAGGTAATATTATTGATGGTAGTGGGGCTTGGTTAACCGAGTTACCAATGAATTTAGATTATTTTATTACTAATGAATTTGGTGATAAAA